GAGAAGTTCCAGTACCGGGCCCTGACAGACCTGGAGAAGCTCCGGGACGTCCTGACCACCCGGCACGGCCAGGCGAACGTCGTCTTCTGCGTGTATTACCACCTGATGGATCAGCGCGACCTGGAGCGGCATACGATCGACATCGCCTGGCGGTAACCGCTGGACTCGCGCCGCGGATCGCCTACCGTGGCGGGCCGCATGGATGCGACCTCGATCACGTTCGAGATCCCTGGCCAGCCGTTCCCGCAGCCGCGGGCCCGGATGGCGCGGAACGGCCACGTCTACACGCCTGACAACGGGATCGCGGGGTACAAGGCCGCGGCGATCTTGGCGGCCCGGATCGCGGCGTCCGGCCGGACCCCGTCGGCGAACGCCCACGCGATCGACCTCGAGTTCGTGATCGAGCGGCCGCCGTCCCATCGACGGAAGGACGGGTCGCTGACGGCGAAGGCCCCGGCCTGGCCCCCGAAGCGGTCGGGGGACTGGGACAACCTGTGTAAGGGGGCCTGTGACGCGATCACGGACTCCGGCTCCGTGTGGCTCGACGACGACCAGGTCGTCGAGTGGAGCGGGCGGAAGCGGTACGCGGCCGACGGCGAGCGCCCGCGGACGATCGTCACGATCCGGAGGCTTCAGTCATGAGCCGGCTTCCGATTCGGGCCCGGGACGGGACGAACCAGTTCCGCGGATCCCGGCGGAACGTCCTGACGGCCAGGCAGATCCAACAGGTCCGCCAGGCCTGGCTCGCCGGCGAGACCCAGCAGCAGATCGCCAAGGCGATCGGGGTGAGCGTGGACACCCTGAAGGCCCGCCTCCAGGACCAGCTCGCCGGCCTGCCGAAGCGCGGCCGCGGCACCGGGGGCCGACGACGGCCGAACGATCCCACCGAGGAGGAGATCTACGGCCGGCTGACGCTGCTCGAGCAGCAGGCCTGGAGCGACGAGGAACGCGACCAACGCTGGCGGGGCCAGGTTCAAGGGACCGGCCACCCACCCCTACCCTGACACCATGACCAGAATCCCCCCGCCGCGCCGCAGCCCGCCCCGGAACAACCGGATCCTCTCGCTGCTGCGGAAGCAGCTGCGGCGGAAGCCGGCCACCCCAAACACGATCCTGACCGAGGCCGGGAACCAACTCCAGGCCGAGAACGGCAACTTCCTCCGGACGGAGCAATAGACCCATGGCAGACGTCAAGATCTCTGAACTACCGTCCGGCAGCGCCGCCGCTGGGGCGATCGTCCCGGCCACCAACGCGGCCGGCACCGAGACCCAGAAGGTCACGATCGGGTCGATCGTGGACCTGGCCAGGACCAACACGGTCGAGAGCCCGGCGGAGATCACCGCGAACCGAAACAACTACGAGCCTGGGGCCGGGAAGGACATCTTCCGGCTGACGGCCAACGCGGCCCGGAACATCACCGGGATCGTGGCCCGGAACGACGGGGACGCGATTCTCCTGATCAACGTCGACTCGACCGACGCGATCACCCTGAAACACGCCAGCGCCGACTCGACGGAAGCGAACCGGATCCTGGTCCCCTGGGAGGGCGACTACGTCCTGGCCGCCAAGGGCGGCGCGGCGCTGCTCGTGTACGACGGCACGACGGACCGTTGGCGGGTTATCTGAACGTCGCCACATCACCACTCTAACGCCATAGAACGCCCATGTGTGCCATGAATCCGAGGCTGTTACGTCCAACCTCCAGCACGCTGGACGCCGACGCGGCGGTCTACCTCAATGCGGTGGCCCAGGCTGACGGGCAGCAGTTGGAGCCGGCCGTGCGGAAGGCAATCAACGACTTCGTCGTCGGCTGCAAGCGGGACAATATCTGGAACGCCATCAAAGCCAGTTGCATCCTCGCGGGTGCCCGCACGCTGACGGGGGCGTTGACGCCGCTGCGTGGTTCAGCCCCGACCAATAACGGGCCGTTCGTTTCCGGCGATTACAACCGCGAGACAGGGCTGGTGGGCAACGGAAGCAGCAAGTATCTAGACACCAACCGCAACAACAACGCCGACCCGCAAGACAGTAATCACCAAGCCTTGTGGCTAACCTCGGCCATGAGCATCTCGCAAGCCTGCATTGGTGCCGGTGGAGCCTCTAGCGGCACATCGTCTATTGCCACAACCTCTGCCGCCCTATTTTCGTATCGCTCGCGGAACGGCACGCCAATAACTGGCGGCAGTTCGGCCGGAACAACGGGCCTCATTGGCACTTCTCGGGCGGCATCCACTGGGTACGACTCGCGAGACAACGGGACGACAACGGCCAGGACGCAAGCGAGCCAAGCCGCCTATTCTGGCAACGTGTTTGTGTTTGCCCGGGAATCAGGCGGTTCTGCTGGCCTCTACACAGGTGCCAGGATCGCCTTCTACTCCATTGGCGAATCTCTAGACCTCGCCCTGCTAGACGCCCGGGTGTCGGCCCTCATCACCGCCATCGGAGCCGCGATCTGATGACGCTGGCCGATGTAACGCTGCCGGTGTCCTACGAGTGGGGCGTGGCTCACGCCTTGGTATTCGACGTTGCCCTGGCCCAGCGGCTCGCGCAAGTGCAGGCCCAGCACGGCGACCCGCGCCATGTGCCAGCCCCGCGAACGCTGACCGATGGGCGATTCATGCTCACGGCCGACATCCTGACCGAATGCGTCCCGGGCGGGCTGGTGTACGGCGGCTTCAGCCAGTTGGACGCCGGGCGGTTCGATGAGATTGAAGTGGTGCCGCTCGCGGAAGCCCTGGCCCTGCTGCCGGGCTGATGTCCGTAGACGCACAATGTGACGCCATGCCAGCCAGGATCGAACGCTGGAAGCCGCCGCGATTCCTGGCCGTCGAGCAGACGAAGGAACACGCCCACTACTGCACGGCGGAATGGAGGGCCAAGCGGATCCGGATCGGGACCAGGGACGCCTTCGTCTGCCGGGACTGCGGCCGTGTGGCCTATGGGAAGAACGGTCACGCCGATCACATCGTCCCGCTCGAGGACGGCGGCAGCGACGACGACGGGAACCTGGCCTGGCGCTGCTCGAGCTGCCACGGGCGGAAGACCAGGGCCGAGCAGCGGCGGCGAGGGGCGCTGTAATGGGGGGTGGGGTCGCCTACAAAATCAATATCCCACGGAAGACCCCACGCGACCCCAACGCGAGTTTCTGTCGGGTTTCCCAAAAATCGTGAGGCTTGAAAATGGGAAGACGCGGCCCCCTGCCTGATCCGACATCCGAGCGGTCGACAACCGGCCGGAACACCCTCGCCCGACCCGCGACCGAAGTGGAGTCGGTCACTCCCCCGGCCCACCTGGCCGAGCGGCCGCTGGCCGCCGCCTTCTGGGATGCCCACGCCCCGACGCTGTCGGCCGAAGGCCGCCTCCGCCAGATCCACGCGGAGGCATTCGCCCAGCTCTGCCACTTGTTCGCCGACGTCCGCGAGCTGGGCCGCACGATCGCCGCGGAGGGGTGGATCACCGCGACCGACAAGGGCCAGGCGGTCTCCCCGGTCGCGCGGCTGCTGCGTGACTCGCGGCGCGACTTCGTCACACTGGCGGCGAAGTTCGGCCTGACCGCCGCCGACGAGGCGCGGTTGCCGGCCGCGGAGATCGACCATGCCGAAGACGAAGACGACGCCCTCCGGGCCTTCACCGGGGGCTGACCGCCCCGAGGCCTGCCCGGGTTACGTCTTCGATCCCGCGGCCGCCGGCCGGCCGGTCGAGTTCATCGAGCGATTCTGCCGGATGCCCTCGACCACGGGCGGCGCTCCCGAGCCGCTCCGCCTGATCGACTGGCAGCGGGAACGGGTCGTCGAGCCGCTGTTCGGGTGGAAGCGGCCGGACGGCCGGCTCCGCTACCGCCGGGCCGGGATCTTCTGCCCGAAGAAGCAGGGGAAGAGTTTCCTGATGGCGGCCCTGGCCCAGTACCTCCTGACCGCTCACCACCCTATCTCCGACGTCTACCTGGCGGCGGTCGACCGCCTCCAGGCCCGCGAGATCTACCGGGTCGTGTCGAAGTTCGTCCGGGCCTCCCCGCAGCTGGCGAAGCTGCTCGAGGTCGTCGACTCGAAGAGCCTGATCAAAAACCGCGAGAACGGGAACGTCCTCCGGTGCCTGTCGGCCGACGCCTACCGGAACGAAGGCCTGAACGGGTCCGTGATCGTGGACGAGATCCACGCCCACAAGTCGGACGCGCTGATCGCGGCCCTGACCTACGCGACCCGGGCCACGCCGAACGGCCTGGTCCTCGCGATCTCCACGGCCGGCGAGAACAAGAACGGGGTCGGATACCAGTGGTGGAAGGACGCCCAGCTCGTGAGCCACGAGCACGGCGGCGACCCGGCCGCGAACCCGTCCTTCTACGGCCTGATCTACGCGGCCGCCCCCGACGACGACTTCTCCGATCCGGCCGTCTGGCGGAAAGCGAATCCGTCGATGGGGATCACGTTCTCCGAGGAGGAGTTCGCGGCCGACCACCAGGACGCGACCACCGATTCCCGGAAGTTCTCGCGCTGGCTCCGCTACTCGCTCAACGTCTGGGCCGACGGCCGGGATGAGCAGTGGTTCAAGGGGGACGCTTTCGCGAGCTGCCGCCGGCCCCCGCCGGAGGCGCTCGCCGGCCGGCCCTGCGTCGTCGGCGTGGACCTGGCCAGCAACCTCGACATGACCGCGGCCTGTTTCCTGTTCAAAGCGGCCGACGGATCCTGGGATGCCGTGATCCGCTACTGGGTGCCGGAGGAGACCGTGGCCGAGCGGGAGCGGAAAGACCGCGTCCCCTACTCGACCTGGATCCGCGAGGGCTGGCTGAACGTGACGCCGGGGGCGCGGCTCGATCACGAGACGGTCGCCCGCGACATCCTGGCCTTCGGGCAGGAGCACCGAATCGTGAAGGTCGGGAGCGACCCGTGGCAAGTCGGCCCGCTCGCGACGTTCCTGCAACGCGAGGGCCTCGAGGTGAAGGGGGTGGCCCAGACGACCGCCCGGCTCAACTCGCCGTGCAAGATGCTCGAGGGCCTGGTCGTCGAGGGGAAGTTCCGCTACGAGTCGCCGATCCTCCTCTGGAACGCGAACCACTGCCTGGTCTACACGGACGCGACCGGCATGATCAAACCGGACAAGGGCAAGAGCACCGAGAAGATCGACGGCCTGGCGGCCGCGGCCAACGCTTTCGCGATGGCGATCGACTCCGACGAGCAGCTCGACGGGCCGAGCCCCGACGACTACCGCATCGTGTCGCTCTGGTAGCGGCACAGGTTCAAGGGTTCGGGCAGGCGGCCGGACAATGCCACCCCCGGCCGCAGTACGCGCCGGGTCCCCGGATGCCGCCTGATGCCCGCCAAGAAGGCCACCGCCACCACCACGAAGCGGCCCTCGC